GACATTGCCGCCATTCTTGAAATTGATAGCACCGCTTGTGATTCCGTTGCCTTTCAACTGCGTTCCATTGACATTGATTGCACGCCAAGTGTCTTCAATATCATCGCCAGCAGGAATAAGAACCCACGCAGAGCCATTAGAAACGAAGACATCGCCGACTTTCGCCGTTTGACTTGCGTATGTGCCAGCCGTAATGACTTTGTATGTATAACCTTCGTTGGAAGCCGCCGCCGTTGGCAAAGTTGTGATAGTGCCGCCAGTACCGAGAGTCCCCTTGAACACCATAGGTTCTGGCAAATTGTCGATTGCGGAGAACACAGCCCCGCTCGTCACCAAATCGCCACTATTTTGCGTGACGGAAGTTGTGAAATCTTTTGCCGCCGCAGTTCCAAGAGTTGGTTTGTTTGCGATATATGCGTCGGATGTGTTATCGCTTTCATTCCAATCGCTTTGCACATTGACTTCTGCGCCAGCCGCAACACCAGCCAACTTATTCTTTTCTGCGGATGTGTAGTTGTTGTCCGTATGCACATAACTTGCATCTTGAACAAGATTTTCTGGCTTATTCTTGATATAATCATCAGCGGTTGAATCTGATTGATTCCAGTCCGATTGCACATTCTGCTCGGCATTGTCAAGTTTTGCCTTGTACGCATCGGTAAAGTTATTGTCGGTATGAACATAACTGCCATCGTGAACCAATGTAGAGGTATCGCCTATGTCGGTTTTGCGCTCGTCAAGTTCAGCAAAGTTATCATTCAATGCTTCTGCCCAGCCTTTCGTAGTGTCGGACAAATGTACTGCATTAAGTGTTGTAAGTCTATTATCGGGCATAATTTATACTCCTTTTTATCGTTTTCCTGTTATATTATATTCGCACTTGACTGCCAAATGCGACCTAAATCTCACATCTCTGTTCGTCAAGACTGTGTATGAGAAAAATGCGTTGTCAAACCCATCTCTCGTCTCAACCAAATATTTATTGACAAACGGTTGAAGCAATCTGTGGGTTGTATGACTAATCTTGTAATAGTAATAGCCATCATCACGCAAAACCCAATCTTCTGGCATAATCACGCCTTCATAGTTTGCGCTAATATCAACAGGGATTACATTACCAATATCGCCGTCAATATGAGCCACATTTGAAATATCGCCGTCAACGGTAGGGACATTTGATATATCACCACTTATTTGTGATACTTGTTCTAATAAATTATCTAATGCCATTATTTACACACCGCTTGTTCTATAATATCAAAATACCATTGGCAAGGCGTATTGATTGCGCCACCAACGAATGTCACTTCAATTTCATATTTATATCTGTTCAACGGGAAAATGTTTTCTTCGGGGAGCAAATCAAAAAGCCAAGTTTCATCTTCCATATACTCAAATTCTTTATGGAAAATACATTGTTTAGACTCGTCATTTTTGTAGAGTTTGAACAAAATTTTGTCAATCAAATTATGGTCGATTGGCTCTTTCGTGCTTGTATCAATAGGGCGAAACTTAATACCACAAGAATCGCCTTGTGTTAAAATATAGTGGAGTTGTCTCTTTCCGTATTTATCTTTTTCTTGTTGCCATATAAACATAGTGCAATCTCCCTTGAAATTAAGTATATGTTATTCTTCGCCATTTGTCAATGCGTTTTCTGCAAAATATGGGTCAACATATTTGACAACGCCCTTCAAATGCTCATCAAACATATATGTATGGTCGAGCAATCCCATATATTCATCTGGCGTAAGCAAAATGCAATCAAATTCGCTAATAGGGTATGTAGTAAAACTATATTGGTCGTGCGGTTTCACGCATACATAGCCACTCGGCGTTATTGTCAATAGGTTCTCTTTTATAAGGTCTTCAAAATCCATAGTATCTCCTTAATAGTAGGCTTGCAATTTTGTAAAATGCACTGTACATCCAGATGCGTTTGACGAATATATTGTGACTGTCACAGCATTTGTGCCAGAATTAGAAAGACCTCTAAATCTATACACATTTGCTATGCCAGTAACTTGATATGCTACACCTGTGCTACCAGCATCTTCTATATCCTGTTTAGATATTGTTACTGTGCTTCCTGTTGAATCATCTTTTGTGCCATAAGTTGTAATTCTTAATGGCATATCATTAGAAACTTCGTGATTGAGACTTCCAAAATTCTTTGTATATGTTCCAGCAGTTCTATCAAGATATAAAGTATCTCTACCAGTCCAAATAGTTCTCCATTGTGGATATGTACATATAAATATTAGCGACAAATTACCATTTACAATAAATCTGGCAGTGCGATATTCCATATTTGAATATTTTGTAAACGGTATTTCTGCCCCTGCCACGCTATCATACAACCAAGCAGTATCAATATAACTGCTACCTGTACAAACGATAGAAACTTCTATTTCATCGCCATATCTCGGATAATATTTGCTATTGTCATAGTCATATTCAAGCGCACCGATTGTTTCTCGATTATATTGACTATTATATCTATAAACTGTAAGTGTATATGACGAAGCATCTGCATCGCTGTAATCTGCTACACCAAAATTTTCTTTCTCACCCCAACATTTAGTGCCGTTGTATGTCAAGCCTTTTATTTGAAGATTATTAAAAGTTTGGAGCGAACCATCAACATACGCTTTACCAGAAAAATTGATTTTATCCACAGCATTGCTGTCGCCGCCGAATACTTTAAGCATTGATTACCCCACAATTATATTCAAAACAGTATTGTTGTTTGAAAGACTAAATGTAATTGTATTAGATGCCGAGCCATTAACTATTGCTGCTGCACCATCCTGCCCGTTTGTACCATTTGTACCATTTTGCCCATTAGTGACAGTAAAGGTTGATGTAGTGTTGTTTGAGTAGTTTATTGTGTATGTATCAACCAACCCGCTTGTACCTGTCTTTGAAATTGATGTGATTCCACGACCATCATTTCCCGTATCGCCTTTTTGCCCTTTCAAATAATTAAATGTAAATTTTTTAGTTTGGGCATTAAAAGAAACGGACGGTGTTCCAACATTTCCTACATTTGCACCGCCTTCTGCTGTCATTGCATCAACAAATTCGGACGCATAAATAGAATTGTTGACAACGGCATTCACATCTTCGTATGCAATACCCTCTTGTCCAAACTGGTTACCACCATTTATATTAGATTTATCTACTTTTTGCCCAGTCCAAGTCGCCATATTCTCTACTCCTTTTAATCATTTTATTATAAAAGCAATAAGTTGTCAACAATAATTATATATTGCTATTTATTGAAGATACTATAACGGGTGAGTTTGGTCTGTTTATCGCATAAATGATTATTGTATGGGTTGCCAAACCACCATTTACTATTTGTGTCATAGATATACTATCATTTATTACATCAGTGTCATCAATAGACATTCTTGTAGCAAATACATTTTTAGTTTCATCAAATTTTATATTTAGCGTATTGATATGATTGCCTTGAACTGTGATTGTCAAAGGGGAACTCAATGTATACCCGCTACCTTGTCCCGATGGTTCTTGTGTAGCCCCAGAAATATATGTATCACTACTAATATAATAATTTATTGTTCGTGGGGCATATTTAGCACCATTTGATTGATTTGCCTTGCTAACAAGAGTGCTACCACCTACTACTTGCCCGTTTACTCGTTTGCCTAAAAGAAAATAATCGGTGGGGACTACTGTGCTATCAGCAACAACACCCGCACTGCCACTAATATTATTGCCTTGTGGGGCAAGAATACCCGTTATTATTCCTAAAATCGTTTCAACAAGGGTTAAGTCTTGCCAAATTGCGCCACTATTTATAATATCAACCGCATTTACATAAAACGCTTTTGGCGCACCATTTCTCTTTGACAACGGCTCGTCACCGTTTATGGTATTCTTCATAGGCACAACCAAATCCCCTATTTTGAACAACATTTCCTTATTGTCATCATCAATAGACTTTTCTTTTGTTGTGCCTAAATATTTATAATAGTTATTTACCGAACAGCGAACCGTAGCCATTTCAAGCCCTTGTGAATAAACATATTGCACTTCGTCTTCGAGATAATCTATTAGGCTTTGTGTAGTGCCTGCTTGCGTGTTTTGGACTTCGGTAGCACTATTTATCAATTCATTGGTTGGAACGCTTAAAACGGGGCTTACATCGCCTTTAATAGCGACATTAGTTTGTTTTAATACCTTTGTGCTTAAAGATATGTCATAACTCATACAATACAATGTGAAACCAGTCCCCGATTCTGGGGCTTCCGTTTTTCGCACAAAATCAAAATATAAAACTATTTGCTTATCATTATTTAGTTTCCAACCAAAATATGAACTAAATCCCCTCCTGCTTTGTTCTGGTAAACTCGCAATGAACTCCGTCATATCATTGTACTGCCCATTAAGATATATGTTATAATTTGGGGCGGGGAATGGCATATCCAGTCTAAATGTTTTACGAGTGCTTGAATCATAAAGCAAATTAAAATAGATACTTATATTAGGACTTTCAAATTTAGTTCTATTGGGTATATCAATAATTAAATACCCATTTGACCGATAGACATAATAAGTATTAGCACTTCCTAATCTATAAGTATCATTTATTACAAAGTTATCATTGGCATTTTCAGAAAACGAATCTATGATTGTACCATCGCCAAAAGTATTATTATTACTAATTGAATAAGATATATAGTTTTTATCTAAAATAACATCGGAAGAATAGTCTATCTCATTGTAGGAACACTCAATGCTGTTATAGACATTATCTAATACTTTTTTATTATCTATTTTATATATAGACTTGCTTGGAATCTCAATCGCCATATTAGCCCCCTATTGCATACCTTACACAAATTTGCCCGCCAAAAGAATAAATATAAAGTTGGGCAAGTTCACAAAGTTTACGCCACGCACTCCACAAAGTACCTGCTTCAATATACGGGTAAGGAATAACAACTCTTTCTAATTGAGATTGTACACCGCTCTTTAATACTATATTACTATTATTAGGTGTAATAGAGTATAAATATTGATAGAGTTCGTATGCGCTCTTGCTTGCGGTTAATTGATACCCACCAAATTCAAGCGATTGCCATACATCAAGTTTATCACTCAATTCAACAGAGACTTTTTTTGAAACGGGGTTATAATCCCATTTAGTTGTATTCCCGTCCCAAATCGTTTCTTCTTTTCCATTATTAGTGTTAATGAGTTTAGCAATGGCTGGGCAGGTTTGATATAGAACTCCTGCATTGATATAATCAAGAAATACATTTTGTCTATCTACAAATTCAACCATACCACTGTTATTTGCCACAATGCCCCAAGACGGCTTTTCATAATTGCTCCTTGATGGGTGTGGAAATTTACAAGATAAAAGGCTATTACTGTCAATGGTAATAGTCGTTGTGCTTGGTGTGGTAGGCAATGTTATTTGTATTCTTGTTATAATCATTGTTTAGCCCAAATTGCTTTTAGCGTTTTGTCATCTAAAAAGAAATACTCTTCGCTATCAATATACTTTAATTTTGTTGCTTGGTCTTCCCAATATTGCAAAGTATATGTATCGCCGCCAACAGTTATGGTTTTTGTTTCCAACTCATTACCAACAACGATTGTAGAGTTCCTTGCGACACTTACAGTTGCGGAAGTAGTGGCACTTGAATAACCTGTTGGGAAATTGAAATCAAATACTATGTCATACTCTATGATTTCATTGTTAGTGCCTATAAGTTCAACTGCATAATCTAAAATGCCTTCCATTTGCAAGTATCTTTGATATGTTTTAGGCATAGACGGAGTGGCAAAATACATTTTGTGTGTCACCCTTTTATTAGCAACAATATCATAGAGTGTGACCGTAAATTCGTTTTTGCTATTCAACAAAGTCACCATTCTTCTATAATCATCTATGCCCATATAATTATAATGAATAGTGATATGTGGCACAAAGTTTACAGCATAAGAATTAAGGTTGTCAATAACACCACCTTGCGACCTTGATGGCGATTCTTCATAGGTTTTTTCTTCAATAAATGAATACTCAAAATACCCACTAAACTCATTGCCGTCAATTTGTATTCTATCAAGTGTTGTGTTTAGGTAGGCTTGGCGCAATTCACTTGGCAACCTATTCGCTTGTTGTTCTATCGTATATTTTGATGCCATAACTCACCTTATAACTTTACCAAGTCGTAGCCGTTTTGTCTTGCCACATTCCTTGTTATATTGAACCAATTATCGTTGCCGACATTGACATTGAGTGTGATTGGTTGGTCGTTGCTACTAACACTATTTGCCACAATCATACCCCTTGTGATAGCATTAGTCAACTGTTCCATATTCATAACGCCACTTTGACCGCCGCCCATATTGGCAACAATCTCCGCACCAGCTTCACCAGCATAGAACATTGTGCCTTTTCTTGGAAAACCGCCGTCAGCAAACCCAAGCGTACTCTTTATGTTAAATCCACTAAACCATTTCTTAAAAACGCTATCAGATTTTTTACCACTTGCCAACCAAGATAGCCCAACACCGTTCCAAACTTCTTCTAAGTCTTTACCAAGCGAAGAAAAATCGAAGTTGAATATCGCAGAGCAAATCAAATATATGGTTCTCATAACAGCGGATATAGTTTCTAAAATACTTCCTACCCAAGATAATGCTACACCTATTCCCTCAATCGCTACTTGTATGCCACCCATTCTCATCGCTGTATCTATAATTTTCATTGTAAACAGCAATGTGTCTTCAAGTTGTTCAACGATTGTTCCTATAATTTTGGCAATAGGTATTAGAATGTTTAAGACTGGTGGCAATAATGTCACTAATAAATTTAGTACCATTTGTATTATTGGAGACAAAATATCTTGCAGTTTAGAAAAAATTGGCTCTACAATATTTATAATATCTCTAATAAATGGTATAAGTTGCCTAATAATTTTTAAGACTGGTGGCAAAATATCCATAGCCAAGTCTAATATTGTTTCAACCAACGGCATTAGGTCATCAACAATAGGTAAAAGTTCCCCAACCAAACCTATAATACTTGTAATAATAGGTTCAAGTTTAGGCATAAGTTTTACAATAGAATTGCTAATCGTTGTACCAATTTGTCCGAGTGCATTACCCACTAAAACAAGCACATCGTTTATTTGCTTTCTAAAATCGGCATTTTTAAGATATGTTGCTTCTACAAGTGTAAGAACCGCCGCAATAGGACTCTTAATTGCCAAAATAAGCAAACCAATGCCTTTTATACTATTCCAAATCTCTTTAATTTTATTTTTAAAGGCATCTGCTCCTTCGCCCCATTCCCAAAACCGAGAAGTTATACCCGTTGTTTCGTCCTTAATTTCCTTAAAGACAAACCCTAAACTTGACAATATCCCTTCACTTGCTTTTTGTGCATCGTTTTCTACACCTTCAAACAAAGATTGATAATTTTTGAAAGCATTTTTGATAACATCTTCTATATTAAGATTTTCACCTTCTGCTTGTTGTGCGACTTGGAATTTATCAAAACCATATAAAGTCTTTTGTACATCGTCAAGTTCTTTTTTAAGTTCTTCGGCATCTCCTAAAATACCACTTATAAAGTTTTCTTCGCTATAACCAAATGCGTAAGCAATAGATTTAGCAACTTCTTTAATGGCAAATAAATATGAATTGATTGTGACGAGCAAACCCTTTTCTTGAACAATATAAGAAACAGCATTACCAAACCAAGTGGATATTTCAGCCGCTTGCTCTTTCATAATACGGAGTTGGTTCGCATTTGTATGAAGAGTTTTAGACAAGTCGCCCAAAGCACCCGTATCGCCCATTTGTTGGAATACGGCAAGAATACGCAACAATCTCTTTTCCGTTTGGTCGAGTTGGCGCATTGTTTTCGTACCGCCCAATGATTGATAAAGAGCATATATGGTATTTTCAGTAATATCATAACCGCTTATAGAACGAATAGGTCTAACTTGTCCAGACAAAACGGCTTGAAATTTATTCATCGCCTCGTCAATCGTGGTGTTATACAATGACGAGAAATCAAGTGCCATTTGTGTAAGGCTTTCACTTATATCATAGGCACTATCTTCCGATATTGTTCCCAATGCAGAAAGCATATTCTTAAAGGTTGCTTGATACTTCATCAGCGTTGCTTCGGCTATACCATAAGCCTTATTCATCTTGCTAATAAAGTCCCTTGCATCACCCACATTCTTACGCATTGCCGTTTGCCATAAGTTCAATGTTTCGGTAAATTCAACACCCCTTTGAACAGCATTTGAAATAACCCTTGCTATTGCCCTTACGACATTTCTAACAACATACAATTTCGCAATCAATGCGGAAACATTTATGCCCTTTGTAAATAGTGCATAAGTCTTTTTGAAAGAACCGCCCTTATCCCTTAAAGCACCAGTTTCTTTATCTCCAATACCCAAAGATTTTGCGGTTGCAGAACCGCTCTTTGTCATAAGTGCATTAAGCGTTTGGAGTTCGGTTTTTGCGGATTTTATCTTATCAATAAAAGGCGTGACTGCGGTTGTCATTTCACCGAATTTACGGATAAATGTCGCCGAATCAAGCCCAGATACACTTGTATTAAGTTCTGTAATCTTTTTTGAAAGTCGGGTCAAACCATTGGTTTTTACACTCGTCAAAGATGTATTGAGAGAAGTAAAATAACCTGCTATTTTTGATAAACCCGAAAAATCCTTTGACAATAAATTATCAATGGCATTTGAAAGAGAGTTGATTTTATTTATAGCACTATTAGATAGGCTTACATTTATATCTAACTGTAATTTATCTATTTCGCCTGTCGCCATTGATAACTCCTAATAATCATAGTCATACATTGCCGAGTTGAACGGCTATACCCTTTGTATGATATAGGGCAATATTGACTATCGCCCATTTTGTCTTGCCACAAGGCTATTCATATATATTTCAAGCCTTTGATTCTGTTTGGCAATTTCTTCTTGCGTATATACCCTATCTGACCTTTCTTCAAAAGTAGGCATTTTAGGGTATTTCGGTAAGCGACTTGCTGTGTTTTTATCGGCTAAACCTGCAACTAATACTGTGCTTGACAATGCCGCTTTCGTAAAAACACCATTAAGCCACGCCATTTGTTGCGCTCTTATTTGTTTTTGCCTATCAGCCTCAAAGTAAAGTTCTAATGTCTTTGGCGTTTGTTTCCAAAAAACATCTTCGCTTACACCTATAACAAGGCTTGGTAGTAAGAACTCTTGCCTAATCCATTCTCTAATGGTGGGATAATCGCTTGGCGTTTTCCCTACCGATTGATTTTCGATAGGCTCTTCTTCCTGCCCTATTATTCGGTGAGGCTTTGAAAAAAATCGCTTTCCGCAACCGCTTCAAAAAGTGGTGCTAAATCTTCAAGTTTGCCTTTGTTTTTGAGATGTTCTTGGATTTGCTTTCCTGCTTCTTCAAGACCAATGCCTTCATTAAAAGCAACCAACGCTCTCATTGCGCCAAAAGTCTTTTCTTTAAGTCCAAGAATGCTAAACCCCAAATCTTCAAGTTCGCAAACTGCATTAAAGTCAATTTTCTTGATTGCCACTTTTTGTCCATTGATAACTACTTCTTTTGCCATATTTTTTACTCCTTATATTAGGTATTTACATAAGTTGGGGGAAAACTTATTTATGCGTATGTAGGTCTTGTTGCAGACTTCACAATATCGCCTGCCAATGTGTAGTTCATTGCGATAGAAACAACATCATTCAAAGGCAAATCGGATGGAAGTTGCGTTTCGACTGGGACGATTGGGAAGAAATACACATTCTTTGCGTCCTTAATATCAAGGCAAAGCCAGCAACCAAGTCCAGTTGCTTTACCCGCTTCAAAGTCTGCGACTGCCGCATTCCACACTGTTTCTGCTTCTTCGTCAGAAGTGTATCTTGCAGTCAAACTGAAATTTGAAGATGTGTCGGAAAGAATTGGGACGGAAGATGTGTTTACCAAGTTGTCATAACTTGTTGCATCTGCTGTGTTAGGTGTCAACTCTGGCATTTCGCATTCATAAACTTTTGGAATATGAGTAAAAGTGGTTGGACGAGTGCCTTTCACTGTTTCAACTGCGATACTCCATTTTGCACCGATTGAGGTCAAAACTGCCATTTTATTTTCTCCTTATTAGTTATTTAGGTTAATGTATGGATTCGCTACATAGAAGTCAAATCGAACTGGGGACATATATGTTGTTGCGCCCGTTTCAACAGGCATAGCAGGTATTCCACCGAGTCTTCTCATTCTCACAATGTTAGGATTCCATTGCGTTGTTGTGATTAGGTCAAACATTGCTTTTATCTTATCGGCAAAAATCAATGCGCTATCTTGTGCCGATTTAGTTGTTCCAGCAATCTTCATTTGAGCCGTATATGCTGTAATTTGGATAGGCACATACGAAACTAATTCGCCATCAAATGTATTATATATCAAAGCATCGCTATCGTCAAGTGCTTGCACTGAAATTTGTGGTGGTTCTACTGTATCGCCTTGCTTAAAAGCCTTGCCGACCTTTACTGTTTTTGCAATATCGGTATCATTGGCAAGATTGCTTGATATATAACTTATAATATCTTCGACAAATTGTTTCATATACTATGCCTTGCTAATACTTGATTTATGATATTATGAGCATTCTCTCTTAAATGTTGGGCTGTTTGCCACATTTGCGCTTGGGCTTTATCACCTTCGGTAAAGTGGAGTTCTCCGTCATCATCGGAGTAAAACCACCCGCCCATTCTTTTTGTTCGTGGGTTATCGTAATAATACTCCCACCCATCTGTCCTTTGAGGAAAACCAAAAGCATCAATAAAAGTTATCTCTATTTCTGGTAATTTCCCATCGTATGTTTTTTCGCCAATATAACCAGTACCATATTCAATGTAGGCTATTTTTTCACCTTCTGCAAATATGTATGCTTGGTTGCCATTGACTTCACTTGTGACAAGAATTGCAGGGTCTTCGTATAGTCTCGCCAAATACTTTGTGCCGTCCGAAACCAATTCCCTCGTAATTTCTTCTAAAAGATTTGGTTCTTGTAGAACACCAAGCCTTTGTCTAAACCTATTCAAGCCCGTCAAATCCATTTTAAGCCCTTTATGCGCCTTTCTTGATAATTCGGCTTATCTCAATCCTTACTTTCAAATTTTGGGGTAATACAGCCGTTATTTCGGCATTTGCGCCGTCCCCATTTTCATACCCTTCTGCCGAAAAGTCCGTTTCTACTGCTTCATCAAGGTAGAGCAAGTCTTTTTCGTGGTATTCGTTGTATTGAGACATTGGCACAAACATACGCCATTTAGTCATTATACTTTCGCCAAAAGTGACAGCATCAATATAACCGCTTAATGGTTGATAGTTACCGTATTTCTCAATAGGCTCGGAGAACTCCGTAATATCTGGTTCAGCCGAGGGCAACCTTTTACAATGATAAAACTTTTTATAAGCAATCATTTCTTAATCACCCCTACGACTGGTTTAATTTGATTGATAAGAGTAGGGCTTAATTGGGCTGTTTTGAAATCAATAGAAATGCCGTTTTCTTTGTACGCAACCGCACTTGAAACGCCCGCTCTTTCTATGATTTCATCACAAGCCGCTAAAACCCATTGCTCTGCCTTGAAACCCTCAATAGGAGTATCAAATGGGTTTATTGACATATCGGTAGGATAGCGATAAAACAAATAGAATGCTTGTGCTTTATTTACAATTCTTTCTACATCGTCATCGCTTAAATATGAATATTTAGCCTTTATTTCGTCCGTAAAAACCATTTTTTTGATACTCCTATTTATAAGTTAGTTTCAATTAGACAGGTGTGTAGAGCAACACAACATTGTCAGCATTAGTGAGAGCAACAACACAGTGCTTGTCTGCGAAATAGTGTGTTTGCTTGTGTTCAGCATCTCTTGCTGGTTCAATGATGAGACCTCTCTTTTGATAGATTGTGATTGCTGGAATGCCATATTCCACTTCATCTTCGCTGGAAAGTTTGACGATTGGGTTAATCCAATATGTATTTGCCGCAACATTTGCAACATAGTCGCCGACCTTTGGCTCATAGCCACCGATTGCCTTTGCTTCAACATCAGCAAGATTGACTTGACCTGTGGAAGCACCGCTTGCAACGATAACTTTTGCGCCAGATGCGGAACTATCTACTGGATAATAGAACTCGTCATTTTTCTTTACTCTTGCAGATGGGACGATTCTTGTGTTCGCTACCATACCCATTTCACCATACATAACAAGATTGTTGCTTGCGCCATACTTGTCTGCGGAAATGAATTGGCTATCTTTACGAATGCCCTTGACTTGTGCTGGGTTGACAAATGCGACCTTTGCCGAATTTCTTTCTTCTTGGAAAACATCAATGCCGTCAACGAGAGAATCATACTTGAATGCTGTACTTGCAAGGAAGTGTCTGTCCGCTTTCAAGAGTTCGTCCATTGCATCTTCATCAATTTTTTGTGCGAAAGATTGTGCGAGTTGCATTGCCGCTTGGTCGATTGGTCTGCCATAGCCAGAGAGAACAGCCTCGTCCGTAAGTGTCACGCCGTTGCCGATTTTGTGGATTTCATAAGACTTTGTGCTGGTCGTGAGTTTTTGAACTGGGATTGGTTCGCCTTCTGCTACGACAACTGCATCGCCAATGTGTCCGTAGTATGGCACTGTGATTGTGCTACCTGCTCTGCCTTGAAGAGTGTTGTCGATTGAAGCGAGTGGGGAAACAGTGATATATTTCTCAACTTTGCCATCTACCATATCGGCAAGCACTTGTGGGTCAACCAAGTTTGGAAGAAAAGTTCTATTGCCTTGTTCCATAATTTTTTGTACTCCTTTTTATGTGTTATTGTTATTTTGTAAATTTTTCATACAATTCTGGGTTATCGGCTTTAATTTTAAGTCTTGCCGAATAGTCCATTTTATCGAATTGTGCTTTTGTAATTGCTGGTTTTCCATCTCCCGTTGGTTGTGGGTGAGGTTGTGGGTTGTTTCGCAAGAGGTCTGCCTTAATTTCTTTGGCAAGGTTTTCTTGCATATCTTTGACATAAGCATTTACCGCTGTAAGACCGCCTACTGTGTCGCCATCAACAAACAAATTGGAAATTTCATTAAGTTTGGCTTCGTCTTTGATAAAACCAAGTTGCTTTGAAAGTTTGATTTGGTTATTCTCTCTTTCGATAGCCTTAAAATGTTCTTCTCTTTCTTTAAGTGCTTGTTGTTGCTTTTCTTCTTCCGACATACGCTCTTGATATTTGCGTTTATAATCGGCGGCTTCGCTATTTGCTTTTGAAATAGCATTCTTTTGTTTCTCGAAATCGGCTTGCAATCTCTCAAACTCTGCTTTGTAATCAATAGTTGGTTCTTGTGGCGTTTGGATGCCATTGTCATTTTCTGCCATATTTGTTTCTCCTGCGATTTACGATTTCCCTATCGTCACTTAATGTGAAAGATTTTCCGTTTTTAAGTGTTTTCTCACTTTTGCGTTTTTACCACTTCCCTGTGGGCATATATGAAAGGGAAAATCCCTTATTCTATGTCATTATTATTTTTGTTTTGTGCTTTCAAAAGTGCTTGTTGTTGTGCTTGTTGCTCTTTTGCATATTTTTCAATCTTGTCGCCAACGGTAATCGGGTCATTAGTCGCCCTAACAAATTGAAGTGCAATCGCAGGTGGGACATTATGCTCCACATAGTTGACATAAGATTGCGACTTGACAAGCATATTGTCTGTCATATTCGGGTCGTACTTGATTTCAATTTCGCTTGATTGCAACTCATTTACCATATTATCTTTTGTTGCCTTACAAATAATAAGTATTTTATCAAGCAACTCTCTATCAGATTTCAAGAAAGAGTTAATATCATCAAGCAATCTATTATAAGCATTTTCCCAACCATTTCCAAGTTGTCTTGCGCTTCCTGTATCGCCACCGCTTGTGACCGCACTACTTGCAAGAGGAACGCCTACACAATCATACATTTCTTGCTTTAATGTACTATAAAATACATTTACATCATCAAGGTTAAGTGAAATAGAAAGGGTTTTTACATCGGCTTCAAATTCTTGTCCGCTCGGCGTGTTCAAAACAACCGCTCTATTCTTCACCATTGCCTTATGGTTTTCGGACTGGTCTTCTGGGGTGTCACCCAAATCGACATTCTTATAAACGAAAATCTGGTTGACGAGTTCTTCTATATTGTCAAGTTCGTTAGAAGTGGTATCATTGAGGGCATCTTGAATGCTATCTACCATTTCTACTATGCCGATACCGCTCTCATTACATCTCTTTTCAACCAATGGCAATTCTTTATAAATCGCCCTTGATTCTTCCTTTACCAAAGTAAATGTGCTAAACGAACCATCAGTTTCATACTCATACATAGCATTGGGGGTATATATATCGAGTATATATGAGGTTGGATTAGTTGAATTTACATAGGTATTATCATCAATAGCCGTAAAAAGCATATCGAACAAAGGCTCTCTACCAAGATAAGCCGAATATACCTTGCAACATCTATCACTATCAATGCAATACAGGTCAAATGGGCTTTGCCAACTTGCGTCAATTTCCACGCTTTTTGGTTGTATAAAGTAATAACCAACGCCTGTTGCATAAACCCAAGTGCCTACTTGTTTATCAATAGTCCTTTTATGCACATTATTAGTATATTTATTTAGATATTTTATATCGTCTGTATTAGTAGATTGATTTTGGGCGTATTGAATAGGGTTGCCAAACGCATAACCCGTCTTAAAGTCAATCATTGCCGCCAAATGTGGCACTAAAATCTTATTGTTTATCACGCTGTCAGAATCGTATGGGCGTTGTTTTGTAAGAATTGATTGTTCAAGACAATACTTTTTGTAATGGTCTTGAATTTTCTTGCGATTTTCCTCAAAGATATTGCACACTTTTGGCAAATACTCTACCAATTTTTCTTGTGTCAATTCTTCTGGTTTTATCGGTATTAAAATCTTTTTTACGCCTGCCATATTACTCCTACAACAAAAAATACGCAGATACACTATATTTGGTATCTACGCACCTCTTCAAACACACTATGCCAACCGCATAATGTTTATATTGCTTAAAAACGAAAAACCCTATTGCTTGCTTTCCGTTCTATTTGAGTCCATTTTTTTTACTTCGCTGTACTTTATCTTCCTTTTGCAATTTTGACAAAATATCTTTTGATTGGCGTGGCGCATATCAAAATCAATATACACTCCATCTTCAACCAACATCAGCATTTTGTTGCAAATAGGACAATTTACCTTTCTCTGCATACGGATTTACTCCTTTTCATATTTCAAAATAACACATACTTTATTAGTTGTCAATGACATTTTCAAAAATTTATCGCCTAAATATCATAATTTTTGCATATTTTTGATTTACCTTATTTATAAACCGCTTTGCAAAGATAGCCAAACTATCAATGCTATCATCGTGCAGGTTCTTTCTCGAATAGGAATATGTATAAACATAATCCATTGCCTTACCGACTTGGGAACTATGAGCAAATGTCCCGAATTTAGGGAATATAATGCCCGATTTTATGTCTGCCTCATATGCCGATATACGCCTATCTTTCGGTATTGAGTTATACACATCTTCTATCTTGCAAGTAAAGCCCCTTTGTTTCAATAGTTCCGTCAACAAAACTCCTATGCCTTCGTCCGTATTCCTTTCTACATATAACATAGTAATATTATGTTGTATTATCTTTGCTACTATATCATCATAGCAGTCTTTCATAGGTCTTTGGTCGAAGAAAAAGTCCACCAAATAATAGCCGTCATCAGTAGAACAGCAAATCGGCATCGCACAAAAGTCCTTTCCGCTTCGTTTAGGGTCAAGTGCCGCAACGCAAGTATTGTCTCGTCCACAAGTCCCTTTCGGGGGGATTGATTCATACTCTCTTAATTGAGAGAAATAGAATGGGTTATCGCTTGGTGGCAATGGCGTTTGATTGTCCATAGCCATATACATTTCAAAATCATTTTCCCTTTTCTTTCTTGCATTAAGCGTGCTTATCTTCTTCGGGTATGTGCTTTCGTCCGTATCGGGGTCTAACAATGGGACGCAAACAAACACAGCCAATTTATGTGGGCAAATATAGTCTGCGTAAGATAACCGAGTAAACTTGTTGACCTTTGTTTCTACCGCATTTTCCCCATTAAATACGCCCTTCAAATGAGAAAGCAAGTCAAAAATAGAGTAGGTTGTACCACTTGCTATAATCTTGAAATTTTCCCTACTGTAATTACGCTCAAACCATTCGTGAGTAAATGCGTGTATGTCCTTATTGTGTGCGTTGAGAGAACTTACATCGCTTCGTTGCGTTATATCGTCCAAGAATAAGTATTCCGCTCTAACGCCGTTAGTATCACTCAACTTTGTAATAATTCGTAAACTTGTTGACTTTTTTGTCCCGTTGATAGCAAACTTTAACCCTTTCACCGAGCAGAAAGAAAACATCAAATCTTCGTTGCATTCAAATTGCTCATAGTATGGGAAGACCTTTGCGTATTCGGGCGACAACATAAGTTTCCTTACATTATTTATTACATCTTCTGTAAATTTATCATTACCGCATACATATAATATATCGCTATTTATATTGATTCCAAATATATATGAAATCATAAAGCAATTACCGAGCGTTTTTCCAAAGCCTGTCGGTAGTTGCCTTTCCATAAAGTTCACCTCATTGTCGAGTATCATCTTATTGCCGTAATAAAAATACCCGCTTTCGACTTCTTTCGTATCTCGCCAAAGTGTGATTCCAAATATATGCTCTATAAAAATGCAATAGTGTTCGTATGACCTAAAAGCCGCAAGTGCCAAATATTTCCAATAAAGGTCTATATATGCGTGCAACCATTTCGTCCAATTTTCCCTATTAGGGGATTTCCTTTTTGCCGTCTTTGCACTATTTTCTATCTTTTCATTTAGTGTCCGTATCTTCTTTTCTACAAAAGGCAATATGTCAACGATTACCGTTTTCATTACCTGCCTTATTTTCCCTTCCTGCTCGTCTGGCACATATATACTATGCACCTGCGCCTTATACATATCTCCCAACATCTCTAAAAGTTGGCAAATCGAATCGTTATCATTGCTGTCAAAACGAATCTTTTTCCCGTTCAAAGTGCCATATCCAGAGTTCTTAAACCCCTTAAATGCCCTTTCGTATTCCCCTATCACCTTGCTATAATCGTCCATATCTATCAAAAATTCCCTTTGTAGTTCCCCTCTATCCTACCATCAAAATAAAACTTTGTCAAGGGAACGAGAGAGTAATAGGGGTTCACTCTGCCCGCCTAAAAAATAGGGGTCGGGTCGGTCAGAATCCCCGCCAATCTTGCCCAAAAAGCCCGAAAACAAGCAAAAAACCCGCTAAAATCTCATAAACGACCATTAAAGAGACCGCCACGCCCACCGAAACCGCCCACACCGAACAAGCCCGCCAAACGCCCAAAATTAAACGATAGCGCAAAAACAACCAATCACACAACCCCACCACCAAAACCGCCTAAAAATCGCTTACACGCTTTACAGGGAGCAAAAATGCAGTTGCCACCCATTTATAATATATAAAGCCCATTTATAATATATAATAATCAAACGCATAATATAAGTAAATGCACCGCATAGGGATTTTATAGCATATATATATAATATAATAAATAATAGATAAATGAGCGGCGAAAAATCAGATATAATATAATAGTAAACAAGTAAACAGTTAATAAGTAAACTATATATAATATATAAGCCCGTCAGATAGGGCAAAAACAAACGATAATATTATAATATATAAATATATAACATAAATAGCATATACGCATAAAAGGCGACACACAAAGCCAAAACGGGAAACGGCGACAAGCACAACGCCCGCCACCGTTGAGCGCATCATAAAAGCGAAAAAGAAAAGCGGGATTTTATCCCGCTCTCATTTCTCAAAATATCCACGCTGTCGCCCATTCGCCGCTGTTCCTGTAAATGTCCACACAGTCGCCCGCCCTGTACCATTCCATTGCTTCGCTGTGGTCTCTTGTTGTTTTGCCTGTTCGGCGGTTTTGATAATAGATTTTTGTTGCAATCATTTTTCACTCCTTCGGGCTGTGCGCCCTTTGTTTTATGCTCTCATTGTAAACTATTTTTTTAGACTTGTCAATAACTTTTCAAATATTTTTCACACCGTCAGAAAAAGCGGCAAGCAATCACGCCCGCCGCCTTTTGTTATATTATATTCCTTTTGCTATTCGTTCCGCTGTATGCGTCCACGCTTCAACCATTCCTTTGTAAAACACCGCCAACCCCTGCAAACTCAAATCGGTTTTATAATTGGCGTTTTGCTCAATCCTTTTAATAGTCTCTTTATATCTTGCCGCCATTGTTTCGCAATAATTCTTATAATATTTTGATGTATTGTTCATCCCTGCGCCCTCCTAACTCTTTTTCATAAGTGCTATTATTATAAGTATTATTAAATATGTTATCATACGCAAGCCCTCAACAAATCCCATTTTCGTGAAACTCTTTGAGTAGTCCGTATTTTTTGCCATACTTTGCGAAGTAGTCCGACGCCTCTGCCAATTCGCCCCAACTTGGCGACCTCTCTGCGATGTCAATTTGCCAGTCAATCGCCTCTTGTCGTATTCTCTCTTTTGCTGTGGCGTATCTCTCCGCCCCTGTTCGCACCGCTTGCGCCTTCGCTATATCTAAACATTCAATTATAGTATAATATTGTTGTTTAGTATAATTTGTGTTATGGCTTGCCAAATATTCCAATTTTTCAATTAAAAGTTGTTTTTTGTTTTTCATTTTTGCGCCTCCACTTTCGTTTTTTCAGAAAATACTTTTTTAATTGCATTTGCTATTGTAGCAAGTTCGCAACATTTCGCCAAATTCGCCGCCGCACTTCTTGTACCTACGGCAAATTTTTGATATATAAAATCTCTTTCTTCGTATAACTTTTTTACAATTTCCGCCGCCTCCGCTTTGGTCTTGTATTGCCAAATTTGGCACCCGTTCTGCACTACATAAAAATTATAATGTTTTGCACAAGATTCAAAATTATTGCATATAAAGCAATCAATTTGTTGATTATCTTTTATTATTAAATAATACTTGCCTAATGCGAAATCAAATTGATTTTCTACAATCAAATTATATTTCATTTTTGCGCCCCCCTCAAACTTTTATAAAATCTTTTGCGGCTTTTCTTGTTGCAAACGAACAGCCCGACATCGCTATATTATAAGCATCAATAACTTTTGATATTTTATGTATATTTTTAATATCGTTTTTATAGTCTCGGATGCTCTGCGCCCTGCCTGCTTTCGCTTGTTCAACGGCGGTTTTTAATGCGTCAAATGAGTTGCCGCACCATATATCTATATTATAGTAATTATTATAATTTACGCCGTTTTTGCTTGTTTTTGATTCGGATAGATAAAAAATAAATCTATAATCATCACGACAAACGGACAATTTAATATTTTCAGCAGGTTGGGGGTCAAAGTTTTTTTTAATATTCTCAAACGGTGCGCCGTCCTTTTTAGTGACATATTTAATATTATTTAATATAAATAAATCTTTTTCGGCGGTTTTGATTCTTTGCTCTAACTCTTGGATTATTCGGGACTCAGTCCTGTTATATATCATATCTCTAAACGGGACAAAAATATAAGGGTCAATAAATGCAAACTTTTGCGGGGCGTCTGTGACATCTTCAAAGACTGCGCCAAAATCCCCCCCATTTTTAATAACTGCTATAAACTCGTATTTTTCGGGTTTGTAGTTCTCGGCGACAATTTCAGAGTTCGGGAAAAACAACCCCCAAATTTCGCCACTTGTGATATAACAATTTTCTTTGAGCGGGTCGGCGTGAGTATATGAAATGCGCCCCATCTTGATAACTTGCCTAAACTCTTTTAATGCTTGTTTTTGCTCTTCGTCTGTCATAACTTCATAATTTGATAACATTTTTTTAATCTCCTTTTTGCCTGTCATCTTCGGGCAGTAGGTGGCAAACCCTACCACGACAACCCCGCCCGCATCGGTGGGATTGTTTCGACTATTTAATATATATTTTTAGCAGTGTCATAATAACACGCAATTATAACTTCGTCCCACTGTTCGCCCGTTTCTTCGTCCTCGTGCGTGTATGTTATAATCTCGTAGTATTCGCATTTTGCGTGTACAAATACGCCCTTTATGCTCCACCCGTTCAAATCAAAAGTCCAAATCTCCCTTGCTCTTGGGTATCTCTTCCAAATCTCCCACGCCGTTGCGCTCTCGTTGATTCTTTTTGTTTTGCTCATCCGTTCACTCCTTCGGGCTGTGCGCCCTTTTCGTTTTTATGCCCTTATTATAAACCCCGCCCCGCCACTTGTCAACAATTTTTTTGCTTTTTTCTAAAATTTTTTTTGACAGCCCCGCCCCGCTCATCTCGTCCACCGTCAAGCAATCCAACAAGCACCGACCACGACCACCGCCGCCACCGTCAGCCCATCAGACAACACCGCCGCCCCGCTTGGCTGTTCGTCCGTCCGTCCCACCGTCAGCCCGTCCCGACCTTGCTATGCGTATATATGCGTGTGCGTGCGTATGCGTGCGTAGAGAGCCAACACCGTCCCGATATACTTTTCACTGCGTGCAATCTGTTGTCGGGTTTTTCACTGCATAAAATCTGTTGTCGGGTTTTTGGTTATCACTGCGTAGAATCTGCCGTAGGGAAATTTTAATATATACAATATATCACTGTACGCAATCTGCTGTGGAATTTTAATACGACTGGTTTTGATAAAAAAAGTTAAAAAGAGTCTCACTGTGTGCAATCTGTTGTAGGGATTTTTTGATAAATAAGAAATAACCCCCACCAATAGATGAGAGTTATTCCTTTGGAGATTAAAACGAACAACAAAAACCGTTATTTGTATCGTTTGAGTGTACTGCTAACATACTGTCTTGAAACGCCGAGCATATTAGCGATTTTTACATTGGGGATTCCCTGCGAATGGGCGTTTTTGATGAGTAGCACATTTTCGCAAGGTGCTTTCGCAAACAATCCGTATGCGTGCAATGTGGCATAAACCTGTGTCTTTGAAACCTTTGTGAGTTTAGCAATAAAATCTATATTTCTAACTCCATTATTCCAAAGTTCCGCAACCTGTTGCTTTTGCTCGTCTTTAATCAAATTTTGTCTTCGCTTGATAGGGACTTCTTCGGCAATAATGGCTCTTGCCGTCTTAAAACCAATCCCATACCTTTTCCTAATGGTATTGACCGATTCCCCTTTCTTATATTCTTTAATTATAGTATCTTTAAGTTCTTGATTTACTTTCATTTTCTCACCCTTTGGCAAATATTCTTGCGATTGTGCTACGGCTTACTCCATAAAGGTCTGCGATTTGGAAATAATCCATTGTGCCTTTGAGAGAGCGGATTTCGTCTTTTTGTTCTTCCGTCAATTTCTCTGGTTGACCGAGTTTCACGCCTTGTGCCTTTTTAGCGGCAAGTGCTTGTTTTGTTCTATCGGCTGTCAAGTCCCTTTCAAATTGGGCGAATGCACCCATTATATGAAATATCAACGCTCCCATTGCATCCAAGCCGTTTCCGTCACCGATTGTCAAGTTTTCTTTAATAAATACTACTTTTGAATTTTTAGTCTTTACAATAAAGTTAGTAGTGTCAATCAAGTCTTGCATACTTCTTGCCATTCTTGACATAGACTCAAAGTAAACGGTATCGCCTTTCTCTATCGTATTGAGCAACAACTCAAACTGTTCTCTGCCACAAGCCTTTTTCGTGCCACTTATAGTTTCTTCAAAAACCTTGTCAAGCCCACACTCACGCAATACATAAAGTTGCCTTTCGTAATTTTGCTTGTCTGTTGACACTCTCAAATAGCCGTATTTCATAATGTTTTCACTCCTTGTTTGGCTTTCTTGACTACATTATATAACAGCCGATTTGATTTGTCAACAATTTTTTTTAATTATTTTGATTTTTTATTTCTTGCCCTGCTAATATAAGATTAAGAGTTTTCTTATAATCATTAGTAGATAGCATTTCAGTAGCCTTTTCCATAAAGCCGTCCACCGAAGAGGCAGAAACAACCGAATGCCCTATGCCCTTTGCTTGCAACCTAAATTTTGTAGTGGCTTCTTTTGTTAGTCCAGCACCGCTTGATTCTAATTGCATATCTACTATAAAATTATCTATAATCCCTATTGCTTCCTTTTGTTCGGTGTCGCCGTTCTTCAAAAGGGAATTATAGGTAGAATCGCTTATACCAGCAAAAGCACTAAATAATTGTTTAGTAGGCGTAATAGGGTAGATAGAGCCGTTTTCGTCCAACCATACAAATAAATCTATAAATTGGCTAAATACATCTAATAGTTGCTCTTTCGTAAGGGACAATCCAATAGTTGTATCTACTTGTGGTATCTCTTTCATCGCCTTGTAGAGCATAAGTTTTAGTGCGTATCTACTTGCATTTGCCTTTTTCGCCGTTTGTGAGCCATTTTTAGCGGTTTTAGGTTCTTCTTCAATATCTTTATCGTCCGTACTGCCAATTTGCGGTTTTAGGGCATCACAGACGATTTCAAGCCTATTCAACGCTGGGTAGCCATTCGTATCCATAACGATTGTTTGCATTGTCACCTTTTTCATTGTTCTTCTCTTATTGCCTTTTCCATTTTACGATAGGCTTTTGCACAAAGGCATTTTTCTACTCTTGTCTTATGGTCTGCAAAACAAGATGAGCGATTCGGGCGTTGCTCTTCACAATAGTCGCACCATTGCATCATACCGCTGTTATCGCAACCGTTCAAAAAACCCCTTTCATACTTTGACTTATCACAAGCCGCTTGCAATTCTTTGTTTGTAATCTTACCCATTACTTATTACCTCCTATTTGTTTAATATATTTTTCAAAGCAACAAGGGCAAACATCTTCGCCACCCATTGTTCTTTTGAAACCAAATGTTCTCATTACTTTTTCCCTTGTTATGGCATAGTTGTCTTCCTGTTTATAAGAGAACTCCACGCCACATCTATCGCATTTTATAATATATCTTATATCTATATCTTTCTTAAACATTAGTCATCATCTCCCCTCCTGTTTTCTCATTTTTTCATATTCCGACAAGTCTTTATCGTCTTTATTGAACGGCTCAAATATTGCTTTTACATTATTGACAATAAATTGAATAAAACCTGCTATTATAGAACCTATTATCATTTTTCGTTCTCCTTTTCTTCGTCCTTAAAATAGATGCCGTATTGATGCAACGCATCAAGCGCAGGTGCAAAGAACAGCCCTTTCGGTTTATTCAATGTTGGCACTATGTCTTTAAGCGTTTGCAGTTGCAATGTTGTTGTCTTCCAATCAATTTCGTTTGGTGCTTTCGGCGACATATAACCGATGTGTTGCTCCCATTCTATATGTGTTATGATATACTCAATCCAATTTGCGAGCAACTCTGCGTTCTCTGCTCCGTATTGTTTCACAAGCCCTTTGTAATCAATCGTGTCAGCCCAAGTCCTTGCGTAATTGAGTTTGATTTGCACATCGTTGACTGTATCGGAAGCGAGTTTAGCCATTGTTTGTATTGCCCACACTTCCAAGTGATTGTCTCTTATATAGTTATAGATAATCGTTTGGTCGTCCATCCCAACCATTGCGCCCATTTCACAATATTCTTTTAGCGTCATTTTTCTTTATACTCCTGCTGATACTGATGTGCTATTAAATTTTGTTGTTGGATTAGGTTGACCACTCGTTTGGTTTAACCAGCAAGGAATAGGCTCAGCTTGTTTTGGGAACTCTCTGTGTTCCCAACCTCTATAAACCAAGTCGTTATATTCTGCATTTAGAGTTCCTCGATTATCTCTTGGGTCAGATGCAGTTCCACCACTAACCACTGTTAGAGGATTACCGAAAACATCGTGTGGGATTGTTTGCAATTTATTGTTCTCCCCACCGTTTATATTCCTCCTGTACCATATTCCATCCTCTGGTCTATCATATTGACTTTGTGTCAAAGTCGCTTTCGGTCTGCCATCTGCTACACCCTGCTCATACGCTTGCTCAATCAAGTCTTTCAACTCTTGCTCTGTAAGTTCAAACTTGCCGTCTTTGTTCTTTTCTTTAATGATGATTATTGGTTTCATTTTTCTACTCCTTCAGTTATTGCTAATATTTTATAAGTGTATTCGTCTGTGTCAGTGTGTGCTTTCCAAAATTGAGCCAACGCATTGTTTGCGTTCAAATCATAATATGTCTCAGCATTTATATCTACAATGATGTAACTTATTTTATCTTCTCTTGTTTTTCTATAAGCAATCAAATATGATTTCATATGAACTGCCCAATCTGGTTTTATTTCAAACTTGCCTACTTTGCTCATTTTTCTTCCTCCTCTGGTGGATATATAAAATCTCTCATAGCCATAATTGCCGCTTTGCATTTGTCGCAGATTTCTGGTTGTCCATAATATGCACTGTTTTCCATAAGTTTTGGGTCAAGTTCACGCACTGTTTCTCCACAAACCATACAAGATTTTACAATATTTGTTCGTGACTGATTTGGAACCTTAATCGTAGCAGTCGCAACCCCTGTGATATCTTCGGTTGCCAATTCACTTCCAATCACTTCTTTTTTTTCTTCTTCGCACTTATAGTATGTTTCGTGTGTAAATGGATAGCACACCTCTCCGCAATTTGGGCATACTGCTCTGTATTTTGGTGGATAAGTTGTAAGCACTTTATCCGTATCAACCTCTGCATCACTGCCACATTTTGGGCATTTACAATACTCTTTTTTGTAAATTCTATTATAGTTCATTTTTCTCTTTCCTCCATTTATTCATTTTTATAAAAAGCGTCTCCGCTTGTTTTTGTTCATCCGTCAACTCTACGCCTTCGCACTTATATTCCCAGCATCGTGCAAAAATATGTGTAGTGTTGATTTGCCTATTGAACCACTTTTTTAGTGCTTTATATTGATTCCTTCGGTTCAACATCTTTGTTCTCCTCCAAGAATCTTTCGATAGCCGTTTTAAGTAGTTGTCTTATTTCACCAATGCCTGCCTTTTTACCAACAAGCCAAATATAATCATCGTGGTCTGTCTCTTTTTTGATTTCTTCTTCGTAGATGTAATATAGGTCTTTATATTGTTTTGCTTGCCACTCCACAAACTCTTTGAGCAGTTCGGTTTCGTGCATTTTGATAAGTAAGTTCGTTGCTCCGTCAGGTCTTCCGTCCTTTTGATTGTTTTTCAAAAAGTCGTATTCATATTTTGATATAACAACATCGTCACTTTCGACAATTTGCAATCCTTTTTCATAGAGTTCGGTTGCAATGACTTTCGTGTCGGTTGTTTTAATTGCCTTTCCGCCCCATTTGCTTGCATTAACTTGACCGAGTTCTGCTTCACAAATCTTATTGAGCGTAAGAGTTATAAAATTGATTATTTCTTCTCTCGTCATACTTCACCCCCAAATCCAAAATGCAATTCTTCTACTTTATCGGTTGTTTCTTTCCCTTGTATAATCGCTCTTATGTATTTTGCACAATCTTTACATAGACGATAACTATGTTCCGTTGTTTGTGCTGTTTGCTTTTCTGGTGGATAAGTTCTAAATATCAACCTACCCTGTCCATCTGCGATACAAGTATCTCTTGGTTGTACTATTCTTTCTTTTTGACATACAAACTTAACACTAACTGCGCCTTGCTTAATCTTCCTGTGGCACATATAGCAATCATTGTGTCTGCTCATCTTTCACCTCTTCATCCAAAACATAAAATCCAATGCCCACGCAGGGATTTGGTCTATTGTGCGATTTCCATAAGTCACCCAAAGCCATATATTGAATCCTGCATAAGCCATAATCGCTAATATAGACAATACAACACCGCTCCATAGTAAAACGGCTGTTAATTTTTCTTTTATTTTGTTGTTTAATCTTTTCATCTGTCACCTCTCAACTCCAAGTCAAATTTGCTCTATGGGAATAGCAATCCAATAAAAGTTGTTTGAAGTCTTCCCAATCATTTTTGCTATAAATTGCATAGCGAAGTTGTAAATTTTCTTCGTGAGTATCTTTTATTAAATCGTAAATCTTTTTACAGGTTTTTGAGCGACACTTTCCACCACAATCGCTTGCAAAAAAGAAATCCAACAAATCACTATCTTCATCCTTAAATCTTTCGTTTTGCAAAATTTCATTTGTTTTTTTGTCAAATTCTTTTAAGTTTTTATTGCGATAGAATGTAAGCAACTTTGCATAATGCTCTCCAAATTCTTTATCCCAAGCAAGAGCAATTAGGCATCGAATTTTATATAGCATTCCACATCCACCATCTAATGATATTTTTGAGCCATTACTTTTAAGAGTTATTCCCATACTTATCCCTCCTTGTTTTCACCTCTCAACTCTTCAAGTCGTTTCTCTGCCGCTTCACGAGTAAAAGCCAATCCTTTACTATGTTTTTCGTATTTCATAATTAAATACCCCCCTCCTATTTCATCATATTCAATGAACAGCTTTCCTACTTCCGCCAAAGTCCCTGCCTCGATTTTATCTTCAAGTTCGGCAAGGCGGTCTATTGCTTTTTGTTTTGCTTTGTCGCCATTAAACTTCGTTTCTGCTATTCGGCATTCTCCATTTGGTAAAACTACCGTCAATCTCTCGTATTTCATAACTCCACCCCATATTCTTTTGCTATCTCATCAATTTTGTTATTCAGCATATCGCTATCAATACAAGCATCGGGTATTTCATTTTGTGGGTTATCGCTCCCCCATTTTATGAATGGCTTGGATTCGTATGCAATATACTCTTTTAAGTCTTGCAATATTTCTTTCGTCTGCTCTTTCAAATATGGATAGCCTGCTGTGCAGGTATACCAATCTATTGGTCGAAAGTTTATATCCAACGTACGTTTCGCAAATGGACACCGCTTGACATCGCAATGCTTTTTGCCGTTCTCATCAACAATAGTATTCTCTTTACAAATCTCTTCTCTTATCATAGTTCCACCCCATATTCTTTGGCAAGTGTATTTTTGATATAATAAGCCGTAAGATTCACAGTTTCGCATTGTTGGCGTATTGCTTCGTTATATAAATCTTTCAAAATCTCTTTCGCAGTTTCTTTTTTCTCCTGCTCAATCTTTGCAAGTAGCGTGTCGGCTATTGTTCCTATTGTGTTTTTGTCAATGACCGCTTTATCGCCGTCAAATTGAAAACTCAAATGCCACAACATATCAATTATCTCTTGTTTCGTCATCTTTTGCCTCCAATTTTGATTTCAATTCTCTATTCTCTTTTTCAAGTTGCTTAACATATTGTTTCCGCTCATTGCACTTGGTTTTTATAAGTTTTATAAGATAGTATATCTCATAAACAAGGAACGGCAACTCTATACCTACAATCATTCCCCATATAAATGCCCAAATTTCATTGTTTGTCATCTTCGTTCTCCTTGTATATTTCAGTCCCACCGTCAATGTAAACCGCCCAAGCCATAGGTGGAAGTCGAAGTGGACAAACATAACTTGTCAAATCATACTTACCCATAAATCCGTCTTTTGACACGACCTTTTGTGACAATTCACAATGCTTGCAATCTCCATTTGATTTCCAACATATTTCACTTGCTTCTTTAATTGTCAGATTTTTCATCGTCTTCACTCTCCTTGTCAATTTGCCATTCATTTGGCGTTTCATCACATAATGATACGAAAATTTCACAGCGAGCTATTTCCTTTACTCAAAACGGACATTTATTACAGCCGATGTGTTTTTCACAAATTGCTTTTATTTCGCTCAATTTATAGTCTTTCATAGTTTTACTCCATAAGAATCCGCTATTTTCTTTATTTCATCTAAAACAAAATAGTATGCGCCTATCTCTCCTTGCAATCTCAAAGTATTAGTTGCAGTCAAGACATAATCATCTTTATCTTCAAGCATCATTTCGTCCTTTTTAAGTTCGTTATAAACCCTTGATTGAATCGTTGCTAATGCTTTCTTAATCTCTTCTTCCATAAACATCACCCGTTTACCATTTTTTCTTTGATTTCTTGGTTTTTTTAGTATATCGTGGGGTATAAAATTGGGTCATTCTTGCCTTTTGCTCTTGCTCTTTCTTATCTTTAAGCCATTGTTTATAGGCTTTATAATACTCACAATTATCGTGGCAACCCACATATCTTTCTTCACAACCTTTGCATTCGTTATCCATTATTGTCCCCCTTTAAGTACGAGATAGGTGTGTACCAAATAGGGCATTGTCTATTAGTCCATTTTGGCGGAATCTTGTCATTGTCCCATTTATTACGGAGTTTCTCTTTGAAAAGGTCTATGGCATTCTCGGTTGTCCTAATGCAATCTGCCGTCCCTTTACGACCTGCCGCATAAAATGGTGTAGGGAAAATCTCAAATTTGCCTTTGAAGTCATCGTGCGCCTTTTCCATAAACCCTACCAACTTGTGTTCTTTGCCAAATCGCTTTTCATATTCATAGCAAGCGAACATACCATAAATGGCAACAAATTGTGGGTATCTCTTGTAATACTTGACAACTGGGTGATTTGCATACCCTTTCGTCTTGCCGTAATAAACATTAAGCATTGTTTGGCATTCAACAATTTGCTTTATCAATCGCCTATCGTCCAATGCCATTACGCTCAATGCCGCATCTTTCTCTGGAAAAAATAAATTCATATTCCACTCCTTAATTGTTTTAGTAATTATATAATATACCAAATATTCCCCTTTGTCAACACATTTTTTCAATTTGTTTGCAAAAGTTTTAATTTTTTCTTTTCTTGATATTCTGCCGCCCTATCTCGGTGCTTGTAATTGATAACGATGCACTTTTCGCCATCACCACATTTGTTGACATACGGACATTTCAAACACTCTTGGATGGTCGGTAAGTATGTACTATCTTTGCTTAATTTCATAATTACGCCCCCAATAAATCAAACAGCGTTGCGTTCTCGTAAACCACATTGTCAACCTTGTCAACAACCTTGCTGTCCAAACGCTCTTTGTCATAGTATGCACATTCAATTCTCGCCTTGCTAATTGGCAAATATTCATCGGTAAGTTCAATGCCAATGTATTTATAGCCTTTGTTGTGGTCATTGTTCTCGTACATAACCGCTTTGCCTGTTGAGCCGCTCCCATTAAACGGGTCTAAAATCGTTGCTCCTTTCGGGCATACAAGCCGTATAAGGTATTGCATAAGTTCAACGGGTTTTACAGTCGGGTGAGTATTTTTCCCTTTATAAACTTTATTAAATGTGCTGTTGTTCTCATCACTAAAACTATCATTCCCTCTTTTTAATTCCGCTATTGCTTGATTGCTACACGCATTTACTGTGTCTTCTAAATCTTGACAGCCTTCATCTCTATCTCTTTTGCTTGCCTTTGCACAATAGAAGTATCTTGCTGCCGAGCCGTCATCGCCATAAGCATCTGGTGCATTTTGTCCATCATTAAACTCTTTTTGTGTAAACCCCAATTTATAACAGTTATTATCTTGTTTTTTTCTAACACTACCAAATCTCATTGTTGCCCCACTTGTAGTATTCGGCATTCCCCCACAAACTTCTTGCTCATCGGTTTCGTCATAAGTGAGTATCACATTTGCAGGAAAACGACCATTTTTATCTTCTACCCACTCACACTTATAATCATCATCACCACTATTTCCGATGCCCTTTTGATAGCCTGTTTTTGCCTTACCAAAACCACCCGATTTAGTTTCTCCATTGTTCAAAGATATTCTGCACTCATCAATGTTTAAGCCACCAACACCATTTGCAAGCACATTGTCAACCAAACTACCGCTAAACGGCTTGCGTGCCACTATTATCGGCTCATACGCAGGTTTCAACGCTGTTCCCCACCCTGCCCATTCGTTTGTCGCTTTTTTGATTGTAAACGATTTACCAACCGTTCCACTCTCATAAAGCGTATTGTCTTTTGTAGAGTTAGGGCGTGCATTAGGGCTTATTTCACCTGTATCTTCACTTTCAATTCCAAGTTTTTTATCAATAGCAAGACCTATATTCATTGATTTAGGGAATCCGCTACCGTAGAGCCACATAATTGTATCTCTAATCTCAAAGCCTGCATCTTCAATAGCACAAGCAATACGATGAAAAGTTCTTGTTCCACCGAATGCAAGCAAATAGCCACCAGGCTTCAAAACCTCATAGCATTTACGCCAAGCGTCAACATTGTATTCAATACCAGAGCCGTCCCACTCTTTACCCATAAAACCCTTTGACAAACGACTAAATGCACCATCAGTTCCAAATTGTGCAGGGGCAGAGTTTTCTTTTCCAAAGCGTTTTGTAATACTTGTCAACCCGTATGGGGGGTCGGTTATGACCGCATCTATGCTATTTGGCTCAATCACTTCAAGCATATCAAGCATATTGCCGTTGTATAATTTATAACTATTATTTTCGCTATAAAGTTTCATATATTATTCTCCACCCAATTTATCAAATCTTTCTGATATGCCCAAAAATCAACTGCTTCAATAGGGATTTTTACATCTTCTATCTCTTCTTCCGTATGACCTGCATCTTCGGTTATATTAAATGCTTTATATTTAGGGCTATAAGCAACCTCGTAAAAATGGGCGTTCCCAGCAAGTATAACAACATCGGTTGCAAATTGCGGTAGTTCCTTTTCTGTTTCGTGCCAAATCTTTTTCATATTTTTCTCCCCTTTCTAACTTCTTCAATATATACTTTGCAATAATCATTAAAGGCTTTTTGACGGATTTGAGTTCTTTCGTCATCGCCTATTAGATTTTCCCTTACAAATTGAGCAGGCAAATAATCTTCCGTTAATACATATTTGTCCCAAGCCTTTTTGAAAGTCCCAAGATAAATATCGTAGCCCTCACTCTTTGCCCAAATCCAAAAGTTGGCAAGTATAGCGGGACAAGCCTTATAAAATCTACGGTAGATTTCGCCCTTTTGCCATTCTTCTTCATATTGTTGCCGATTCAATTTGCCATCTTTGTAAAGTTTTTGGCATTTTTCTCTTGATAAAATTTCCATAATATCACTCCGTTTTTTATTTTATATACACATTATATAACTTTCAAATGTATATGTCAATACTTTTTTGCAATTTTTCTCAAAAGGGTAAATCGCCGTCTAAATCGTCTTCCACTTCCGTAAGAATATCATCAAAGGAATTTTGTTTGGTTGTTCGCTTGTAAATCTTATCTGCTTCCGTTTGGGAGATTTTTTCGGCTTGCTTATAAGTTTTTGTGTCGGGGTCATATACAATGCCGATGATTCCGTTTGCGTTGCCTTTCGTCTTGATAGTGTCAATAAATCCATCGCACTTATCGTAGTCAAAGCCGTTTTTAGCCAAATCTTGTTTGAGCCTATCAAGTTCCTTATCTTGCCCTTGTCTGACAAACATATAGTCCTTACGATAGAGAACCCAAATGCGATAACCCTTGTTGGTGATATTGGATGAACCAAAGGCATTTTTGACATTTATACGGAAAACATCGTTTTTGTTTGTGTGCATAACAAGAATACCGAATAAGCCATTTTGCACAAATACATTACGAAGTTTGTTGCCGATTCCAGTTTGCTCTTGCCATTGATTGCTTGCCTTATTGTCAATTTCCATTAAGTTGTCAATAACCCAAAACCTAATGCCTTTCTCTTTGTAGCCGTAAAGAATAGTGCCAATAAGCGTGTCAATGTCCCTTTCGTCTTTCTCTACATTAAATAAATATAGATTATTATTAAAGATTTTATTTATACGCTGTTCGGCTTTATCGTTTACATAGAAGTCGGCTATGTTTGTATCGTTGCCGTTGGTGTCCTTAAAAGGAACTATTACAAACTCCCCTTTCTTGGCATTCTGTTGGTAGAGCAAGTCCTTATAGGTTTTCAAACTATGCTCGCCCGCAAATACACCCACTTTGTAATGTTGCTCTATTGCCTTGCCGATTAGGGACGAAGTAAAAATTGATTTGCCTACATTGGTATCGCCTATGATTTCAGTCAAACCAATCTCTATTCCCTTATTAAAGTAGTCCAAGTCTTGAAACCCCGTCAAAACCCTTTCTATGCTTTCCCTATCGTATTTTATATCGGCTATATCTATTAAATATTTACTATAATCTGTCATTTATCACTCCTATTTTTCTTTATAGCGTGCCATATCAATAACCCTATTCCATACGGAATCAACACAGCGGCAATCACTATTAGCAATATTTCTTGTTTACTCATTTGATAGTTGGTTTATCAATTTGTCGCATTGTCCTATACGGAATTTTGCCCATTCAATATAGTATTCCATATGGGTCTTTTCTTCTTTCAACATATCTATCCCATAAGCCTTTGCTTCTTCATAGGTTTTTACATAACAGCGTCCCCATTGTTTGCCGAACCTTTCCGTAGATGGTGCGACATTTCCGTCATAACCTTTTTTCAAAACAATAAAATACTCATCGTCTATTACAAGAGCATCTTTTCCTTCAATAGAAAGTTCAAACTCTTTATAGTCGTTTTTTTCAGTTGGCAAATAACTGTCATAGGTTTTCAAACTTACTTCATATACTATCATACTTTCACCACCTTTACTTCTTCTTCTCCAAAAACTACATAACCGTCTTTTTGTTCATAATCTGTTATGTATGTTATACGATAAAGTTTTGTTGCTAATTCATAAAAGTCAAGTTTATCAAAAATTGGCGTTCCTACTTTTGCTTTTGCCGAAGAAATAATATCTTCTTTTGTTCTGTTATCAACAATAATATAATGTATCAAATCGCCTACTTGGAAATCCCTATCGTTCTTGCGAATCTCAAACATTTTTCTGCCGTCTAATTTTTCTATGGCATATTGCCTTTCAATTTTCAATTCGTGTAGTTTCATAATTTTATCTCCCTATTTTATCTCCCTTTATAAATCTTTGTGCTGTTGAGTACAACATTTTATCAACTGTCGAAAAAGCACTACTTATTAAGTCTTTTTCTGAATCATCCCATATCGAACTTTCTTCCACAGCAATCTCATAATAAGTAAATATGGATTTGCGGATTTCTTTGACAAAACTTTCTATTAGTTCTTTCTTTTCCCTTTCCGTTTCAAAAGCCCTCTCAACCAAGTCAAAAAATACTTGTGGTCTTAATATTACAAACGGGTCTTCCGTTGGATAGTCAACAGGCTTATCATCATTTTTCAACTGTTCCAACAATTCGTTTATATCTTTATCTCTCAAATCCATATCTATCTCCCTTTCTTAAAGTTTTTACTATCTTCAATGTTATCGTTCAGCCAAGATGAGAAATGCGGTATGTATTCAAGTTCCCGACCATTTCCTTTGTTCTCGGCTTGCCATAGGGCTATTTGCCTTTGTAGTGCCTTATAAATACGATTAGCAAGATTCTTCGCATCAACTATTGAAAGTCCCCTAAACTTGTGTTCGTATGTTTTCTTGGCTTGTTGTTTATTTACTTTGCGTGGGTATATAGAGTAAGTCGTTTCAAAATACTTTTCTATATCTTCGTTTGAAACAATGTTTGCCGTTCCTTTTCTTACTTTTGGGGTTATACTATCGTCAGTATTCTGCAAAAAAGTAGGTGTAGGACTTGGTTGCTCGTTCCTATTTTGGCTTTCTTTTGTATAATTTTCTTTATTATCTATAATAGATATATCTTTGTATGTCGTTTGAACGCACCCCCCTATGTCGTTTGAACGCACTACCCCCTCGCTTGAACACACAAGGTTGATATAATTCTTCCCAAAACCATATAAAGCAATAGTTCCGCCTTCCTTTACTAACTTGTATGTCAAGATGTCAAAGTCAACAAGTTTTTGTAGTCTTTCACTAAACGCCCTCTTGTTAATGTCTATGATTGGCAAATCTTCAACCATTTTACTATGAGTAAGCCAAGCATATTGGTTGCCGTCAATTTCCATTTTTTTCATTTTAGGGTAGAAATCAACAAACCATCTCAAAATAACAAGGTCGGTGCAATCAATCTTCCTCTCTACTTCTTTGCCATTTATTATCACTTTCTTTTTTAAGGTCACAGCATATTCTTGGCTAAAACCTTCAATCGAACACTTCATATTTCGCTCCTATATATAATAAACCCTCACACTTTGTTCTCCGTTATGCCTCGGTTGGCAGTCAACGGTTCGGAACACGAACAAAATGCAAGGGTGTTATTATCAATAATATTTACTCGCCATTGTGTTCCGATTTCAACAGCATAAATATAATAGCATACCTAATATTTGTTTGTCAATACTTATTTTATTATTTCACAAAAATTATTTCACAAGCATCGCTTTTAGAATAATCTTGCTTATTTTGTTTATAATAATCTATAAATAGTTTTACTTTCTCTCTTATCTTATCAAAGGCACATTTTTGGGAAAGGTCTGAAACAATAATAAACAGTTTTTCCCTATTGTGAGCGTTTAATCGGGTGCTTGCGTTGTCTTTGAGCCATTTGATATACTCGTCTTTGGCTTGACGGCTTGATAGGTCTTTATTGCCCTTATACTTGCTTGAAATAACCGATACCTTAATGTCAAAAGGTTTTCCGTCTATATACAAGTCCGTATCGCTATCAAAACAATCTTCCGCAGGCGTTGCACCTAACTCGCAAAAAATCCTTTCGCAGATTTTAGAGCAATGATAATTATACCACCTATGAATACAATAAGCAATATCTATCTCATTTGTTTTCGCCAAACTTATGACCTGTTCCAATAGTTGACAATGATAGATAAAACAAGACCGCTCATTATCATCGTCATTTTGGACTACCCAAGACAAAGAGAGAAACGGAATCGCCCTTTTGAGTTCATCTTCGCTTGCCAATATCTTTCTCATACTTCCCCTGTTAAAATTTTTACAACTGTTTCGCCAACTTTTTCCTTTTTGCAAAACATAAACTTTACCCCATACATAATTTTGATTTCGTGCATCATCTCTAAAAGGCACTTCCCTGTTATGCGTGTATGAGGGCTTTTCCAATTTACAATGTCTTTAATTCCCTTTACTTCTTCTTCCACCAAGACAACCAACTTTATTTTATTCTTATAGCATTTACTATATTTCTTATTAAAGGCTTGTTTATCTCGGTAAAGGTCGGTGGCAAGTTCCGTCAACCCACCACCTTTGACATCTACCGAAATATCACCAATAGGGCAAATTCTCCCATTAGTAAAGGTAGCAAGCATATAGTCGCCCACTTCAAGCCGTTCACGATATAGAGCAATACTGTTCTTGTCGCAATACTGCTCTATGTTGTCGTGATGCCCTATTTTTTCGTTGCTGTCTTGTATGATTATCATAATGCGAATGGCAAATCGTCATCGGTCACTTCGGGCGTTTCCATTGTCGGTGCTTGCCCTTGCAACTCGTAGTCAAAAATCACATATTGTGGCGCATCAAGGAATTTCACCTTTCCGTCCTTTACATAGCAATTTTGAATATCGCAATTTTTGATTTTGATTCTTTGGTTTGCCAATGGTTTTTGATTGTGGGCTTTACCGACAAATCTAACCTTTGACGAGAATACCAATGTATATTCATTAGTATTCTTATCTTTTTTAGATATGACGATTGTTCCCTCATCATAATTGCCTTTGTTCTCTACATTCTTTATTTTTGCAATAGAATTGGTTGAAAATCCCATTTTTTAGTCCTCCACAACTTCTCCGTCAAGCAAAGCCGTAAGACCTGTCTTGACTGGTGCTGGTGCAATATCTTCTTCTTCTTCGGCTGTCAAGAATCCCATAGCAACGCCTGCACACTCGGTTCTCATAAAGAATGCCGCCGCCCTATATTTGAGCATAAGTTCTGGCATTGTTTTCCACTTGCTTCCGTCTTTGTTGTACCAACCCTCATCTTTCGCCATTTTAATATCAACGGTTGTTCCTTTGACAATATCTCCGTCCTTTTCAACGGCTTCAAGATAATAGCCCCAACTGTCCGTACCACGCACGCCGACTTCAACATATCTTGACTTGCGATACTTGCCGCAACCGTCAATCATTGCCTTACAAGCCGTTCCTTTCCAAGTAAAGTTGCCACGCACTACTTGGGAATTTTGCATAACTGTAATAGGTGATACGCCCATTTGGTTTGCAAGGTCAATCGCCACGATGCAATCGCTCACTTTTCCCCTATATGCTTGTGGGATTATTTCCGCATTGGCGAGAGTTTTTGCCATTGTAAAGGCATCGTTAAATGCTCGTTTGTCTTCCCAAATTGATACAGGTTGATTTGTATTTACAACCGCCAACTCTTTTTGCTCTTGTTCCAAGATTTCGTCCATAATTTATTCTCCTTTAATACTATCTAAAATATAATTAGGCAAAACTATTTGATTGATTTCGCCATAAATTCCGTTCAAGCCATACCAATTATCTGTTTCTTTGCATTCGTGGTATGTGCCGATATACTTTCTAAACAACTGTTCGCCCCTTTGGAGAGTATATTCGTCAACTTGCAAAATGTTCATCAGATACGGCTCTTTCTTTTCAACTGCGATAAACACAAAGTCCACATTTTCGGGCGGTATATCAAGGGCTTTACTTACACCCAATCTATACATATATGCCTGCACATCGTAGCCGAACTTCAAGACATCGTTCACAAAGGCTTTGCTTTCCGCACTACTGCAAGATTTCAAATCGGTTATAACAACCCTATCTTGAATAACTCTCATACAGTCTGGGCGGCATTTACATTTTTCGCCCGTCAACTCGTCTTCAAAGTAGATTGACTTTTCCGTTGTCCCTTTCAAGAGTGCCTTTGCGTATTTGTTTGCCATAATGACATCACGCATAGCCGAAATGGTCTTAAACTGCTCTTCGGTAATAAGAGATTTGCCGACTGCACTATTTACAAATTCTTCATAAGCCAATTTGCCGTCCTTTGTTCTCTTATCAATCGCAGGAATAACCGCAAACTCATCGTCAAATGTATCTGGCTCTAATACGATTTTATGAAACGCACTTCCCAACACCATTGCATCGGTTTGCTCTTGCTCGTTTTCTTCGCACCACTTAAAGTATTCGGGGCATACTCCTATCTTTATCAATCGGGATTTTGAGATATATTCCCTATTGGCGTGATAGTCGTGGTTCAATTCTTCAATGATTTTCCCCTCTTTGATTTTCTCTTCAATATCAATCATCTTTTCACTCCTTTATTTTTTCTTTGATATTAGATACGATATATAGGCACTAAAAGATAGTCCCAATTTCTTTGCATCTTCTTTGCCCTTATCAATAGTTGATTGTGGCAAACATACGCATACTTGTTTCTTTACTTCATCCATACGCCCCTCCTTGTTTTTGGTGATTTCATTATATAATGTTTATATAACTTTGTCAATGCTTTTTGCAAAATATTTTAGAAAATTTTTATAAAAGAAAAACCCGTATGATACGAAACCATACGGGCGTGTTTTGTTAAGGGGTCATCGCAACAATAATACTACGGAGTGAAAATGTAAAAGAATCGCTCGCCCTTTACTACACTATATTATAAAACAATGATATAAACTTGTCAATAGGAAACGCTGTCTTTTTTCTTATTGACATTGAATAAAGCCTATTCTACAATCCAAAAGCAATCGACAATCTCGTTCTCGCAATCCCAAATGTCAAGTAGTGTGCCGAATATCGAAGAAGTCAAATGTCCTTGCACTCGTATAATAAGCCTTTTGTCGGGGAACTCTTGAACCAACTCCGCAACGGAAATCGGCTCTTTGACAAAATACTTATCATACCCAAAGACTTCGGACAATAAATTAGAATAGCAACCAACATACAACTTATCGCAACCATAATAGTCGGAAGTCATATCGAGCAACTTGGCTACGGACTCATATTTTAGCCCAGTTGCCGTTGAAATGGCACGACATACGCAATCCTCATAATGCCCGCCGTCTGGTCTTCGATTGTAGTATTTATAAACTTTACTCATCCATTTTTGCTATACAGTTGTAGTATATAGCAAGTTTTTCGCTACCTTTCGGTGCGTCTTCGTCTTCCAAGAAAGCCTTTGCAAGTCGTGTATATGCGACTGCTTCCTTGTCTTGCGGAATAAACATTTTAAGAGCATCGCAATAGTCGGAATACAAAATGTTTGCCGTCAAGCACAATTCGTTCTCGTCATAATCTCTAAAACGAATGCCCATTTTTTCTGCAACATCAAGTATTTGCTCTTTGTCAAAATGTTCTCCCTTTGAGCCATCGGCGTTTTCAAGCATTGATTTCCATTCTTTGATGTCAGATTTACTCAATCTCATATCATCGGCATAATCACGATAGCCATAGCGATAATCTCTGCGATAGTCATTATAATCCCTATAATCGCTATAATCTGCATAATCGTCGTAATCACGCATATCACGATTCCTATAATCTTTTTCGTCTTCTTCATAATGCCCATCTGCCCTATCGCCATAATAACGGCTACCGCCAATACCATATCTGCCTGTTCCTTTTACGCCCCTACGATAATCTCGCATATCACGCATATCATAGTCATAAGAGCCACGCCTTTCGTCTTGTCTGCGTCTTCTATTCATTATGATTTCTCTTGCGGTTCTATTCATAATGCCCCTCCTTTATCTAACCTTTTCGACAATGATGTTAGAAGTGCCACCCGTCAAGGCAACAGAAGTTTCATCAAGTCTAATTTGGACGATTGCAGGAGAGTTGTTTACGCAAGCATTACAATTTGGCAATACTCTAATAACATAATTAAGGGTTATATTTTCCACATCGCCAACTGCGGTAGCCGTTTGTGAAACCGAAAGCACTTCGATACCATTGATGAGCAAGTCAAGAATAATATCTCCTGCCGCACCAGCCACAAGACTGCCAGTATAGGTAAGGTGATAATAGCCCTCTTCGTTGATTGTAATTGTGTTAGAGCCTGTCGTAGAAACCTCAAAGACATTGCAGTTATTGTCGCAACGACAACCATATCTACGAGTGATTGCGCCAAGTGGCAACAAAGAACCCGCCTCAACTGCACCGATTGTAGGGTTTGTTAATTGAATTACTTTATACATATACTTTCTCCTTTATAAATAGGGACGGTTTTTTAGACCGCCCCTATCAATTTAATGGACGGCAAATATTGCCTTTTCAACCGAAATTAGATGTTTGTGTTGTTGCAACCACAGCCGTTATTGCAAGTAAAGATTGGTGTTCTGCCATACACTGGTGTTGACGGAACTGGGCAATTATTCAAGCGGTTGTAGAGTGCATCAACTTCATTTGCAAAACCTTGTGCAATGTAAGCGTTTTGTGCCGTTTGCGATGCTTTAAGGTCTGCCATAGAGAGTTGTCTTTGAAGGTCTGCAATCTTCTCATTCTTTGCGTCAATCTTGTCTTGGCAAAGAGTGTCAAGGATTCTTTGAACGCCATCAAGGACTGCGGCTCTATCAGCACAGTTTTCAGCAAGAATCGTACTCTTCAAGTCTGCGAGTCCGAGTCTGTTTTCGCAGCAGCAGTTGCTAAATGCTTGTTGCATCGCAAAATATTGTTGCATATCTGTGATTTGGTTTTGATAAGCAGTTTGCAAAGCATCGGTTGCTCTGTTGCAGTTTGAAATTTCCATTGTGTTCAAACTGTTTTGAATTGCGGAAAGTTGGGAAGCCGTTGCTGCTTGGTTGAAACCAGCCATCACGACATCATCTGTATCTCTTTGACCCTCAAGAATCCAAGGGAATTGACCGCCGTTATTGCCTCCGCCAAATCCGCCGCCCCAGTTGCCTCCGAAAAGAGCGAAAAGGACGATAATCCAAATCCAGTCACCGCCGTAGCCGAAGCCACCGCCATAACCATAACCTCTGTCGTTTGAAGCCATACCTGCTACAACGCCATCAGCAAATCCATCTGCCATAATTTTGTTCTCCTTATATATTTATATTTATATACTTATGCCGTACGCTCATAAGTGATATAGCGATTATCTGCGACCATTCATCATACGAACAATCATATTTGGGTCGATTCCACGCTTTTGAAGTTCACGAATAGCAAGTTGTTGTGGGTTTTGTCCCTGCAATGCTTTTGCAAATTGTGGGTTATTTTGCAAAATTGAGTTAGCAAATTGTTGAGGATTCCCTTGCGCTTGGGACATAATTTGCATAATTGCGCCAATAGGATTATTGTTCATAATTATTTATCTCCTTTTGTCAATGGTTTTGGTGGTTGCAAAATACTCTCTAATCTGCCCTTAAAATCGTCGAACTCTTTGCGTGTGATAAAGTTATCGGCGGAAGGTGCTACCGCTTGTTTTTGAGGCTCCACATCGCTTAATTTGCGCGTTCTTATGTTTTTCTTGCCTTGAAAGTCTGTCGCAACTTCAAAAATTGTGCTTTCGTCTTGCAAAAAATAGACTGTTACTGTGTTTGGCGCAGCGAAACGAGAAAGAGCGTCTTCCGCACTTGTCACATATATTTTGTTTGTCATAGGTTGTTGTTGCTGGGAAACATAATTTGGTTGATAATAACCATAAGGATAAGCCATTTTCAAAATCTCCTTTTGATTTGATGGTTTTTATATAACAAAAAATCACCACAATTTATGGTGACAAAAAGTTGACAAAATCTAAAAAATAATATAAAATATATTTAAGTTAGTTAACAGAACGCCCAAACACCTCTATTAACAGGCCGCCCAAACACCTCTATAAAACAAGATTTGTTTGGACAAAAAAACACACCTCTGCAAAGGTGTGTTTCTTTATAATAAAACCCCCACATTGCCTACAATCCGCTCTCGGAAAGCGAGAACATTCGGTCAATAGTAGAGGCTATATTGTTAATCCAGTAATTTATGTTTTATTCGATTTACTTTGCGTTTTGCGCTATCATAATCTATTGAATATTCCCTTGCGATGTCCCATATCTTCATTGATTTATCATAAAAGTACGCAAGGGCAATATCGGTGCAATCTTTCGTCATATTGACTTCTCTACACCTTTTTATAAAATCTTCCCTACTACAAGTCGCCATATCGAATTTCTTGGGCTTGCGTGCGTCTACTACTACTTGTGCTATATAAGATAGGAAACACACCACAAATGCCGTCCCTATGCCACCAAAAACAGTTATGCCTAATCTTGGAGTGCTTGGTATGGCAAATGATATGACACACAAAGTTATAAATACACAAGTAGCCGTATTGGGTGCGTGATAAGTCGTGTTAAACTTGTAGCGTAAAAACAAAAAGGCACACACTTGAAAGAATGCTTCTATCGGTTTGTTTGTCAGATAGGCAAGCAACGATATGTACGCAATCAATGCCACATATAATGGCAAAGCCTTCAAGTATAAAATGCCTTTCAGTTCTATCTCGTGTCGATAGTAAGCAAAGAATAGTTTACTTCTCGTCCTTAGCGAGTTCTTCCTTAAACTCATCAATTTTGCCTTGAATCTTAACTTTCTTTACTTCGTCTTTTTCTACTGCAAGTTCCTTTTCAAGTCTTGCGATTTCTTTTTCGATTGTTTCTTTCTTACCCCAAAGAGGTGGCATAAGACTTCCCATTTTTATAATACTCTCCTTATATAAATTTGAATAAAGATAATATAGCACTAACCAAACATAAGCATCAATACAACAAATAAGTTGGGAGACCATATTCACATCTACCATATTCATTGGTTGGCTTCTTATGAATGTAATTGCTAATTGTCCTAATGTATGAGCAGTAAATATTATTACTACATCTATATAGTTTGCTTTCAAGAAGAGCGGAACGGCAAACATAAACACAAAGTTCACGCCTACCATAACCGCTGGGAAATACCAATTAAGGTATGTAAGCCCAATGATTATAGGCACAAGAATTAGATATTGTTTCCAACTCAAATGCCATTTACGGCAACAAGCACAAAAGTAGAATTGATAAGTAAAAAGACTCGTAATACAATGTACTATTTGTTTTAACCAAATGTGAGTATCAATGAATTGTCCCACTTTGATTATGTTCGGCGTTGAGACCGCTATCGCAAATTGTTCCGCCCATACTGTTTTCAGTAGGGCAAATGCGACAAGGAACGCCCAGCACAAGTATATTAGAGTCCGTAATACTTTTTTATTCATTTGTAGATGAACTTATTTGCTTTTAATGAAGTCAATCAACGAGCCTTCAAAGCCATTGGTCTTTGCCAACTCATATTCTTGTTTCAAGCGATTGAGTTCGTCTTGTTTGCGTCTTTCTTCTTGTTCTGCTTGAAGCTTCGCTTGCTCTTCTTTCTTTGCTTGCTCTGCTTCAAGTTTCTTTTGCTCTTCCGCTTTTGCGAGTGCAAGAATTTCCTCTTGTTCTGCCTTTGCCTTCGCTTCGGCTTCTTTAAGTGCTTTCTTCTCGTCCTTTGCGGCTTGTTCTTTGGCTATACGCTCATCATATTGCTCTTTGTTTTCGTAGCCTGCACCTTTTACACCAATAAATGTTGGAATAAACATAATGATTGCTACACCGAGAGCGATGAGATAGTAGGCATATTTTGGAAGGGTGATACCACCGATTACCAAACCACCATCAACAGCACCAGCCGCACCGATTGACGCAAGAAAACTTGTGACGGTTGCCAAGATTGAGTTCTTGTTTCTTACTACAAAAGCGATGAATTTAGCGACAGCATTTTTCATTGTTTTATATATTCTCCTAATTTTGTCGATTTTGTCATTCCCTGCCCTATATGTAATCTTCTTAACCAACGGCTTTAAGAGAACCGTTAAACCTTTCGCTAATCCCTTTATTGTGACCTTTGTCGTTTGTGTTAGAACCACCACCACCAAAAATGAAATCGCTCTCGCCGCTATTGTCGTTATAGCCCACGCTATTGATTCTTCCAAGAGTTCTTCTATGACTTCGTATGTAAGTAATAGGGTAAATCCTTTGGTAAAGTTCCACAGGCTTTTTGTGAACTTCTTGGATTTTTCGGTGATGTCTAACATTTCATATAATTACTTTATTTCTGGTGCAAATTCAGCAATGCTTGGTTGTTCATCAACCTTTTCGTCAACCTTTTCTGCAATATCGTCAACCACTTCGTCAACTTTCGGCTCTTCCTTGACTTGCAAAACGCCAAGTGCAATGAGTTTGCCTTCGAGGTCGTCACGATATGCTTTTACTTCCTTGAAATTATCTTCATTATAAGCATCGAGGTTTTCTTTTGCCTTGATATAGTTATCAAATGCCTCTTGATAAGCCTTGTCTGCTTCGTCTTTGCCGTTAAGCCATTTATCGCAGTTTTCAAGCGTTGCAAGCATTCTATCTACGAAATTCACTTTCTCGAAATCCATATTTTTCTCCTTTTTATATTATGTGCAAGCAACCCAATACTGTAAGGCAAATTGCGCCAAGTGCTATGAGTGCCAACAAAATCCAGATTACTACTTTGATTCTCGGCTTTGTCTTATCTTCTGTCTTTTCATACTTGCAGATGATACTATCAATGTTATCAATGAGTATCTTAATGATTCCGCAAGGGACGCCAATGAGCAAGCCGATTACGAAATAGAATGGTGTAAGGGCGACTACAATCGCCTTCAACAACCATCGTGGCAAATGACGGAAAAACCCGAATGTTTCCAAAATGCCTTCGTAAGTTTCACGCTCTGCCTTTTGGATTTCTGTTTCGGCTTTAAGAACATCTCTTTGGGCTTCTTTGACTTTTGTACTCGCCTTGCCAATGAGTTGCTCTTTCTTTTGCTGGGTGAGGATTTCTTGTGTCGCCTCATCCTTTGCCGCCGCCATCGTTGCATTGACATCAACAAAATCTTCAACCTGCTGGCTAAATGACTTTGAACTGTCAACTACCGCTTCGATGTTTTCGAGTTTGTAGTCTTTGAACGCCAGTTTTTGCCCGTTTTGCGGTTGCTCTACAAGTTGCTTGTCGCTGTTATTATCAACGACTTCGCTTTCCACTTGTTCTTCTTCGTCAAAATTTGGCATTTCTGGCAACATACCTACTCTCCTATCATTTCCATTTTTCATTGTAATTGCTACGCAACCATTTGTCAAGTGCTATTTTCAAAAAATTTTATATTTTTATTCAAGCACTTTAATTTGATTGCGAATGCTTGTGATTTCTGCGGCTTTTGCTCTCGCCATTCCGTCAAGTTCTTCTATCGTATAAAGCATCTCGCCTATATGATAATACGGAGCAATAGTGCCAAGTCTCACATCTCTTTCGTATTGCTTGATTTGGTTGTCGTACTCGTCAAACCACGCATAGAGTTCTGCAAGTTGGTTTTGTAGTTCTTGGCGTTGCGCTTCCGCATTTTGCTGTGCGTAGTATTCGGCGCAGTAGTCGTCAAGATAGGACAATTCGCCGTTTTCGTACTTGGTCTTATACGGGATTATATCTTCTTCTCTTTCTACATCAATGACTGTAAGATGAGAGAATGCGGTATAATCTTCGCTTACAAGATACACATATCCTTTAATTATGTTTTGTTTATTTAGTTCTATTGCTATCTTCATAATTTATCACTCCGTCAATATGTTATTTTATAGATTTTTGCATAATTAACTGTTTTAGTGTACCAACTATCAGCAGCTGCATTTGGAAACTCTACGTTAAACACATAAGCACTTACTTTGCTATAATACCAAGGACGCACCATAATAGGATAATGTGAATATCCAAATATACCACTTGTATTCCTAAGTTGCATATAGCCCATCGTTGGCGACGCTGTATTATTTGGAATTAACAAATATTCCTCTGATGCAGATAATGTACCATTATTAACAAGAGTATCTATATCGACTGCTGTACCAGTTGCATTCGCCACCAAAGTCATTGTAAACGGAAAGTCGCTTGTAAGAGCAATCGTACCTGCTTTGGCAGGATGTTCAATATCAAAACTCGCCGAGCCGTTATTCCATCGCCATACAGGTTTATTCGCCGCTGTAAGATAGAATACGCTTCGCATTCCGCTTGGACTACCAAGACATACACCTGCATAATTGTTTGGCGCTCTACCAACGACAATGCCCTCATCGTCTCCACCACCAGCAGGACGACCTGACACCCATATACCGCCTGTGAAAGTCTTTACTCCGCTTACGGTTTGGTTTGTATCGGTTGTCACAATATTTGTTGGAGTAGGTGCTGTGATAGTTATGTCTCCGCTACCAATCAACGAGTTGCCGTTTACGGTTTTCAAATCACCTGTTCTCACATATAATGCACTATCTCCATCTGCCCATACTTTTGTGCCACTTGAATAATAAGTAGCAGTACCTGTGTATTGAGTGATGTAAGCGATTGTCGTGTTGCCTATCTTTGTCGCAGGAGTGAATTGTGAACTTGCCCATTGACCACATAAGATATAGAAGTCAACTATCTTGTTCGTTGTGTCAATGACATAGAACACATCACCGTAATTTCTTGTCGCACCATCATAAGAGACTTCTTGTTGACAGTATTTATAGACATTGCAAACAACTGTACCGCTTGTCGTGCAACCGATGATGATGTCTTCCAAAAATTGATATGAAGTACCATTATCGTGGCACGATGTTGCGCTCATCTTAAAATATGTCGCAGCAGATGAATAATTTACTGTTAAAAACTTTACAGGTCTCGGATTTCCTCCTGTTTGATGGTTTATGTTCAAACTAAAATTAGGCAATGCTTGAACATTTGCAACACCACTTGAAGCGACTGACTTGCCATTGAGTTGAACGCCTGTGATAGTTCCTGCGTTTTTCGTGAAGCCCCAACCCGATACTGTGCTTTCCGTCACAGCACTTGGGATGTCGCTTGTCATAGCGACTGTGCCAGTCTTATTTGGTAGTGTGTATGTATAAGTACCGTCACTCAATGATTTAGACGGAATAGTCACTTTTCCATTTGAGTCAAGCGATATACGCTTTGTTCCCCAACTTCCACTTACCGATATTCCGACTTCACCTTGATAGCCTTGCAGGTAGTATTGCGTACCACTTGTTTCTTTCAAGCCTAAATATGGATTACCACCTGTCATAGTGATGACTGCGCCACTATTAAGTGCGCCACCACTCTTTGGGAAGTACGATGACAATGCGCTACTATCAGCTTTATTTGTTTCTAAATCCTTTATAGCCTTGACTACTTCTGATTGGGTTGGGTTATTTGGTAATGCCATTGTATGCCCCCATTTCTTCTTTTATATTAGAGTGCCACAACATAGCCTGCAAATGGCTCATCGCTTTCGATTGTAATTGCTGTGACCGCTGTGCCAGATTTCGTGACACCAAGCGTTGCCATAACCACCTTATTATTATTATTAAAGCAGTTGATTGGGTATTTGGTTGTTGCAATGGTCTTTGTATAATAGCCATCGTCACCTGCCGTCCAACCAGTCGCATCAAATGAAAGCACAACCTTTTGGTCGATTGAACCAATTTGCGATTGAACATACTCTTGTGTAGCGATTGTACCAGCAGAAGAAGGCAGGTTTACTGTTATATCACTGCTCGAATTGTTTGCAATGGTTGTATGATTGCCAAGTTTAATGTTGCCAGCAAGAGTTTCGTTACCATTCCAATCAAGAGTACGAGCATTTGAACGAGCATTATCTGCTGTACCATTACCAACTATTTCAACATACCTTCCATATTCTGTACGATTATCAATTCTTCTTGATAATGGGTTGGACTCGGTATCTTCTATATTATATTCACCAAAAACGTGTTGTGCTAATTTGCTTGCTATTGTATCAAATCCTTCTGCGTGGCACGACCCTGCACTCGCAGTTGTCATATTGCCTTCTGCGTGAGAACTTGCACCAGATGCGGTGTTGCCTATGCCTTCTACGAAAGAACCAACCCCACTTGCAGTATTACCATATCCGAATGCAACAGATTCATTGCCCTTTGCGACATTACTATAACCAGCAGTAAATGAATAATCACCATAAGAAACACTTGACCCAGATTTTCTGTTTAATATAAATTTACCTGTGCCTTCTGGATTTGCTTTGTCCATCTTGCCACTTATATCAACAGTAGGGAATGCAATATCTGTTTCCGTAATTGCTGTGACTTGACCAAGTGCGTTAGTCGTGATTGTCGGGACTTTTGTGGAAGTACCTTTTGCTGTATATGCAGTTTGGGCATCGAGTGCATCTTG